AACCAACACTAACGCACCGCAAATGCGTTTTAGTAAACACCAAACGGAGCACGCTATGACACGTACACCAGAAGAAATCCGCGCCGAGTTTCAGCGTAATGGGATCTCAATCGCAGGCTGGGCCACCGCCCACGGTTTTAGCACCAACCTCGTATTCGAGGTATTGGCCGGTCGCAAGAAAGCCATCCGTGGGCAAAGCCATCAAATCGCCGTCCGTCTTGGACTGAAGGAAGGCGTGGTTACCACCGCGCGTGACTTCGACCCTCGTGTCCGTCTTGCCGCCTAGGAGCCATCATGCAAACCCGTAATAGAAACGTCCTTATTTCTGTCCAGCATGAACAGCGCACTCTGCTATTTGCTCTGCGCGGACGCGCCATGCTGCCACCTGCGATATGTGAGCGGTTGATAGCTCATGCACATCACCTGGGTTTGCCAATACCCGATGCAGATATTGTTCGAAACGCTTGGCAGCATCAGCCGGAAGCGACTCAATCAACCCCTCTACAACAATATTAAGCATACAGATCGTGTCGAAATTGAATCCCATGTTCTCGTTTAGCTTATCAATTTGGTCATCCGCCATGATTGTCTTTCATTGCTTAATTAATTGTTGCACATTTTATCCGCTAAAAAGGCTTTTCACCTGTTCCAAGCGGCTATTTGTTCAGAACAGCATCAGTCGGGAGTATTTCAGATGATCCGCCGCAATTGGAAACGGGTGCAACCATCCAGCCTGCGCGATGCGCTGCGCCTGTGCAAAGACCATGCGCTGGACAAGTTTAATTATTCAGTGGAACGCATTGCTGACCTGATGGATGTCAGTTCAGACCTGCTCTACAAGTGGATGTCGAACGGCAAGATGCCCGTGTCATCCATTCCTGCTTACGAACATATCTGCGGTATCAATTTCGTCTCACGCTGGCTCGCAGCAAGCGAGGGATATCTGGTGATCCAAGCGCCCACGGGCCGAAACGCCACCCCGGACGATATGCATGCCCTGCAAGAGTTACTTCATTCCGCCGCCGGTCAGCTACTCCAGTTTTACAGCGGTAAAGCTGAGGCTGATGTGGTGCTCGCCGCGATCCAGCAAGGTATGGAGGGATTAGCCTGGCATAAGGGAAACGTACAAAAGCACCTGCAACCCGAATTTGAATTTACAGAGGAGTGAATATGACCCGCAAAACCGACTACACCAACAGCAGCCAGCAACGCATTCTCAAGGTGGTGCTGACGATGTTCGGCCATGAGATTGACGGCCTGCCGCCCGGCCAACTTGCCAAGCTGGCGGGAATTACCCCCGGCGAGGCTACGCGCGACTTGGACAATCTTATGCAGGCTGGTTTTGTCGAGCCAGTGCCGAGCGGGAATGCCTATCGCATCACACCGATGGTCGGGCAAAAGGCAATGGCGATATTGCACACGTTAGATCGCGCCGCCAAGCGCGTGGATGAAACCCGTAACCGTTACACCCGTACCGCTTAATCAGGAGGAAACATGGCACGTAAACCCAACACCCCAGTCGTAATTGACGAGCTCAATATTAATCAGGAGCAATTCGCCTCCGACCATGCTGCACTGAATGAAGTGGCGCGCATGAATGCCGAGGCATCAGACAACGCTCATGCGCTGGCCGCGCAACTGGGATATGACGGCAGCCTGACGGTCGGCGCGCTGGAAGACGAGATTCGTTTCTATCAACGTCGCAGCGTCGAAGCGGTGCTGGAACTGGGTAAGCGTCTGATCATCTTGCGCGAACTGACCCCGCACGGTGAGTTTTCAAAGCGGCTTGATCTGCTCGATATTTCTGATCGCATGGCTCAAAAGTTCATGGCATCCACATTAAAGTTTTCAAATACGAATTCGAGTTCGCTTTTGAAAGCAGCTGGTACACAAACCAAGATGCTCGAATTACTGGCTCTCGATGACGGCGAAATTGATGCGTTAGAACGCGGCGAATCGGTGCGTGGTGTGAATCTGGACAAGATCGAAACCATGTCGGTGCGCGAACTGAAAGCCGCGCTGCGCGAAGCCCAAGCCGATGCCGCCGCAACTGATCGCGTGCTGGAAGAGAAGAGCAAGTCCATCACCAAGCTGCAAAAGGAAGTGGCAGGCAAGCAGATAGACCCGCAAGCCGAATGGTCTGAGGCAATGCGCAGCCTGAACGCGCACGTCGCCGCACACCGCAATACATTTGTGGAGTCGGTGACCGCCCTCGATGTCATTCGCGAAAAGGTCATGGATCAAGTGGCAGAGCCGGGTGAAGAGGCTGCGCTTGAGGCCGCGCGTGAACAAATCGGGCGTGAAATCGCTGAAGCAATTCAGCGTGCAGAAGACATTGTGGCGGCGGTGCGACGCAAGTTTGATGTCACGCTCGGCGCGCTGATCGACTAGGAAATGGACATGGCCGCGCAACTTTCTCCCGACATGCTCCAGCAACTGTTTGCCCTGCGCGACTTGCTCAATGCCGCACCGCGTGGCGAGCAGACGGCGCAGGTCGAGGCATTTGCCCATCACATCGGCAAAAGCGTTAATACCGTGTGGGTATGGCTCAAAGCTCATGCAGGTTATGAGTCAGGTCGCAAAAAGCGCGCAGATGCAGGCGCAACCCGTTTGCCGACTGAGACGTTGGAAGTGATCGCTGCCGCTAAGCGCGAAGGAGTACGTGGCAATGGCAAAAAGACCATGCCCACTCCCGTCGCGATGAACGTGGCGCACATTAACGGCCTCTCCGTTAATGTCAGCAAGAGCCGCATTAACACCATCATGCGCGAGCAACGGCTTGATGCGGCCAGCGTGATGGGCGCACGTAACACCATCCAGTTGCGCACCGAACACCCCAACCATGTGCATCAAATTGACCCGTCACTGTGCGTGATTTACTACATGGGCGGCAAGCAACGCATCATGCGCGACGAAGAGTTTTATAAAAACAAACTGGAAAACTTCGCCAAGGTGACGCTCAAAGTGTGGCGGTATGTGCGCTATGACCACGCCAGTGGTTCGGTGGACGTTCGCTACTTCGAGGCTGCTGGCGAAAACCAGCACAGTCTGTTTGAGTTCCTGTTGTGGACATGGGGTAAGCAAGAAAGCCGTGTGTCACACGGTATCCCCAAGATACTGCTGTGGGACAAAGGCAGTGCCAATACCAGTAATGCCATTAAAAACCTGTTGGACGCGCTGGGTGTGGATCATCAAACCCACCAGGCTGGACATGCTTGGGCAAAGGGCGGCGTGGAGCAAGCCAACAATCTTGTCGAAACCCATTTTGAAAGTCGCTTGCGCATCGAACCAGTTGAGAGCGTCGCGCAACTTAATGCTTCCGCTGAAAAATGGGTACGTGACCATTGCGCTAATGCCATTCCGCATGTCGAGTGCCGTGTCAAACGCGCCAGCGGCGAGCTGCTGGTACGCGACGATTTATGGCAACTCATCTTGCGCCACCCCGGCGCTTTGATCGCGATGCCTGACCGCAAGGTATGCGCCTATTTCCTGCATGGTGCAGAGCAATCCCGCCAGGTGCGCAATCTGCGAATCAGCTTCGTTCATCCAGAATTGGGCAAGTCGCATCAATACGACCTGACCGCATGGGCAGAATTCTTGGGTAACAACGTGCAGGTCAAGGTCTGGCCGCTGCTGCTTAAAGACGGTGCAGTGCGCGTTGAGATCGCTCGAATCGGCGGCGAACCCTTGCTCATCGAAGTGCCTGCGGTTGCAGTGTTTGATGAATATGGTCGCGACATCAATGCACAAATGATCGGTGAATTCAGCCGCGCCGCCACCACCGCCGCCGAAGCCGCCGAACAACGTCTCGCCCAAGCAGCGTATGGCGCAGAGGCCACCCGCGATACCGCAGAAGCCAGCCGCGCCAAACAAGCCCGTCCATTCGCGCACCTCAATGAGGGTAAGGGTTTGGTGGCGCACTCACATCTTGGCAAAGCCGAGCTTCCGAAACGCCTGTTGCCTGTTGCGACCCCGTTGGTCAGTGACCAAATCGCTACCGCGCACGGCAACAAAATCGAATTCCCGCCGCTGTCCCTGGTGGAGTTCGCCAAGAGCATGGGGCGCGACTGGCAGGCCAGTTTTGCGGCTGTCGTTACCCAGCGTTATCCCGATAAACGTATCCCGTCCGGCGAAGTGGAAGCCCTCAAAACCCGTTTGCTGCGTGGTGAACAAGCACCGCTGGTGATGATAGGAGGAATGAAGTGAGTGAAATCAATAGATGGGATGTACACAGACACAAGGATGAACTCTATGTGAGCAATGGAAATACGGTTTACCACCGCGATTACGGCCAACTGTGCATTACAGACCGTGTTGCATACGCAATGGGAGAAAACATGTACATCAGTTTCCCTATTACGTTCAAAGATAAAGCTGCTGCATATCGCTGGATTACGTCCGGAACTATCGCAGAACTGCAAGAGGAATCTGGTTTCTTGCGCATAGGTTTTACGAAAAGCTGTTTTGAGTGGAGATAAATGATGTTGATGTTGAAACAGATATTGGAATCAGTAAGCAAGACACAGCGCGAACTGGCACAGCATTTGAGCGTGTCACCAGCCTGTGTCGCACAGATTTGCAATCACGGAATGTTCCCAAAAAAACCGGACGGCGAAACCGTCCGGTCGGGAATCCTGAAGTTTTTAGAGTTGCACGGCGCAGACCGGCAAGTATGCCGCCGTGCTTTTGATGCAGTTGAAGAGCAGCAATCCAAGCAACCA